TTACCTGAACGCGCTGTAAAAGTCAAAGTGTGACCGTTAGCGTCATTCATAGCTGTTCCAGTTTGACCAGTAGCACCGTTTAAATCTGCGCCTTTATCGATGCCGATTGCCCAATATAAACCGTTATTGTCTTTTACGATAATAACGTTAGGTTTTCCAGCGACTAGCTTAAACTCTACGAATTTAGCCGCGCTCATTTTCATCATTGGAATAGTTACAACCGTTTCATAAATTTGGTTTCCATTCTCTTTACTCATTGTCGTAACAAAGTTAGCCGCTTCTTTCTTCATATAGTATCTATAGAAATTAGTAAGCGCAACCTGTGTTAATGTAGTGATCTCACCAGCAGCAATTACAGTAGCCGTAGCGTCGATATCGCTAAATTGAGTTAACAAAAACTCGCCTTGTTCAATACCTCCTAAACCGTCTTCGCACTCTTCGGTAAAACCAGTCGTTAATACACAACTCATATTATTTTTATTTTAAATAAAGGGGGAATCTCACCCCCTCTAATTATTATCTATTTTCTATTATGGTACTAAAGTAAACTCTACTACTTGCTCAGTAAAGAATACTTGACAACCTCGTGTCCAATCAGCGTCTACCAAGATTTTCTTGTTAGTTACTGGATCAATTCGGTATTCAAAATCTCCGTCGTTTTCTCCGTCCATACCGATAACTAAGTTAGTCGGGTAAGTGATAAACGCACGGTTCAAAGTTCTCAAACCGTAAGTAGGACGTAAGCGCATAGTAGTACCGTAGTACAAAGTATCTCCATCTTGCGATACGTAGTGATACAAGTTAGCCGCTTTCAAAGCAGAGATATAAAGATCGTACCAAGTGCTAGGAATGTAACAAACTACGTCATCACGCTCTCTCAACTCTTCTGTACGTGCTAACCACATACCCTCTAATACGGCTAAGATATTTGCAGCAGTTACACCAGTTGCAACAGTAATGCCTCCTGTGTTACCGTTAACAGGTGAACCAGCGTCGATAAGCTTAATCCAACCATCATATCGCTGTAAGTTTACTGTTCCAGATGCAGTGTCTCCTTGCCAATCTGCTACGTCAGTAGCTTGTAACCACTTCTTAGATTTCTCTTCAAAGTAGATAGCAGCAATCTCTTCTGGCATTACTTGCTTGCCCTCCATTGTACCTTGGCGCAATAAAATTTGCGTCCACTTGTTACGAAGATCATTTAAACATAAATCCTCGCTTACTGTGATAGGTGCAACAGTGATTGAACGATTAGTAAAAGTAGTAGTTCCGCTTGCAGTACGTGAGCAGTTATCTCCATCTTGGAATACTACGTCAGTCTCCATGTAATGCAGGTTGCTAGTACCTTTTAATCCTACTTGTTTTGTGGCTTCTCCAGCCGTTAATTCTGGTGATACTTGTAACTCACCAATCAAAGGAAAATCTCTATCCTCAATATATGCCGCTAAGGCTGATACATCAAAACTCATTTTTTTCTATTTTAGTTGTTTTGTAAAAATATGTTCCCTTTTTTCTCTTTCTTAAAAGGGTTGAATTGTTTCTTAACTGGCTCTTTGCTTGGCTCGTCAAGTAACGTTTTAAAAACCTCTTCTGAGAAGTCTTTAAGTTTTTTGAACTCGTCTTTTGCTTCGCTTTTGTTTTCTGTAAACTCAGCTTTTAAAGCTTCGTTTTCTTCTTTCAAAAACTTAACAGTCTCCTCAAGTTCTGCGATCTTCTCGAAAATCTTTTCCGATTCGATACGCTCAATAATCTTTTTAACTTGCGCTTGCTCTGGTGTAGATTCGTTAGCCATAGGCTCTTCTTCCACAACTACTTCTGGCTCGTTAATCGCTGCGATAACTCCCGCTTCTTCGATAACGATAACTCTACCGTCTTCTAGTTCATGCTCACCTACTGGAGCTGGTTGTGGCTCACCGTCTAACATAATTACTACCGCTGCACCAACTTCTACTGCTGGTTCGATAGTTAACTCTGTTTCACCGTCAACCAACAAAACGCTTTCGAAGCCCTCTTTTTTAGGCTCTTCGATCTTCGCATCTTCTTCTTTATTGAAGAAAGAGGCTACTTTATCTTTTAACTCTTCTTTAGTCATATTTGTTTTTATTAAATCCTTTAACTTATTTGCGAATGTTTCCGCAGGACGTTCAAAGAAACGCCCCTCTATTGAGAACCCTTTAAAAGTTCCCTCTAGTACTTTATTCCATACGTCATCATTTTCTACCTTCATAGAAATAAACCACGAACCGTCAGGCTCTTGCTTAAATCCTTCGGGGGCTTTAATGCCGCGTTCTGAATCAATGATAAAAGACTCACATACAAAAACACCTTCTGCGAACTTACCGCTTTGGTGCATCTCGTTTGTGTTAGTCATTAAGTTGTTACGGTGAAAGTTTAACCATATCTTTTCGATATTGCCTTTTCTGAATGTTACGTTATAGTAACCTCTGCGCTCGTCATAGCGAGGTATTTCCAAGTCCGCTATCATGGCGTAGCCCGAAACGATACGTCTTTCTTTAGATTGTATCTTGAAATTTTGGTGCTTATTAAAAGCTATCCAATCCGACTCAATAGCTGGTTCGTCCACTAAAGCTATCTGAAACTCCTTTTGATCCCCGTCAGGGATATCTAAAATAAATAAGTCCATACGTCTACTAAACGATAACAGAATTACTTATGTACTTTTTTAAAATAAAAAAACGCCCTACCGAAGTAGGACGCCAAACTATGAGAACAAAATCAATTAATGAAATACAAATATAACAAATTTAATCAATTAAAGCACGTATGTTAATAGTTCTTCTATCTACTTCTCCAAATCTTTTATGGTACGTTATTACTTTACTATCTCTGCCACTTAACCAACCTCCACGACTAGCGTAAGCATCTTTAGCCGCTAACGTTCTATGCTGCTCTATTATCATTAGGTTAGTTTCTTTTACTTGCATATTATGTAAGTGCCCAGTATGAGCGTAGACATTTTTAGACCTTCCAAATTGCTCTTTGAACTTTGCAGTAAATACCGTGTCAATATTGTTTAATTTTCTTTTGTGTCCGTGATGATAAAATAATACAGTTTCACCCCATTCAACGCAGTAATACGGATCGGGGCTAGTGTCTATTATAACTCTTGGCTCGTTCTCGTAGAACGCGGAAAACATCTCACGTAACCAAATAGAACTGGATTCGTCATGGTTACCCTCTGCCATTATTACGTTAACGGTTTGATACTTGTCTAGTAACATATTTATTACTTGCCTAGATACTCTTATAGCGATTCTAACAAGTTTACTGAATCTAGTGTCAGCGTCTAGAACGTGTTTGCTTTGTGGCGTTACAGCTAGTATACCATCCCAATGTAGAAAATCCCCAAGTTGAGCAAAAATACAAGTACTAGCAAACGGACTATTTGTTATCGCATAACGGAAGTAATTCAATAAAACTTCTTCGGCTATTTTCAAATCCCAATCCGCACCAGTTTCCTCTCCCCAAGCCATCATACCTAAATGAAAGTCTGTTAAAGTATATTGATTAATTAACTCGCTCTCAACGATAGGCATTTTATACTCTCTAGGCTTAACGGGTTTGATGTCTTCTATTAAAGCCTGCACTGCCTCCCTAGCCGCTTTTAACCTCGTTTCTTTATCTACTTCGGTCTTAGTCCATTCCATGACTAAATTACCGTCAGCGTCTTTTAAAGTTGATTTGCCTTTTATGATTAAATGCTCACCTCTTATTCGGCTTAATTCTGCTTGTTGCTTAGGAGTTATAAAATACTTCGGGTTGCCCTTTTTAGGTTTCTTCTTAATCTCAAAGCCTAACGCTTTAGCTTCTTCGTTGTTAAGTCTAACTCCCGCTCTATTCATAGTTTTGAATTTGCAACTAAAATACAAATATTTTTTGACTTATCCGAAAGTAGCTTGTTGCTTTATATTAGCAACCGTATCCTGTGTATTGGTTATGTCTTGTTCTAGTACGTAAACTTTTTGAGGTATATCTAAGAAAGTACTACCCGAATCGAATTGATTATTATCTGGCGCATCTTGTGCTGCTCCTTCTGTGTCTGGTACGTCTATATCACCGCCTCCGCTTATTGAACTAACGTTAGGAAGAGGCGCACGTAATATTGTTGCAACTTGTGCAAACGCTCCTAATACCGTAGCAATTTGTGCAGCGATAAACAAAGGTGTAGCAATTACCGCACCTGGAGTAGTAGCGGCATCTTTAGCCGCACCAGCGATAGCCGAACTAATAGCACTAGCCGTATCAATAGCAACTTGCGCAACCGCGAAAGCCTTTCTAATTTGCGCATCCCTTTTTAATCTTTTTGCTTCGTCCTTAGAAAGTTTCTCTCCTGCTTGTTCTTTTGCTTTTATTCTTTGTATCTCCGCACCAAATGCTAAGTCATTAAGAGCGTTTAAAGAGTTTAAAGATTGTTGTGCTATTGCTATTCTTTTATCTCTTGCTTCCTCTTCTTTTGCTATTTCTTCTAGTCTATCTTGCTCCTTTTTCTCTTTCGCTTGTTGATCTAGTTCGTCTTGTTTATCTTTAAATTCTTGTCGAATATCGAACAACTCTGCTTCTCTCGCCATCTCAAGTATGGCTATATCTTCTCCGTATAACTCAGCCTCTGCAATTAAATTATGGTATTTAGTCCTAACCTCATTCTCCTGAGTTTGTTGGTCTTTTTCAAACCTATCATAATATTCGCTTTCAATTTTACTTAGCCTATCGTAAAAGTCTTTTTCTTTGTCCTCTCTCTCTTTTCTTAACCTCTCTTGCTCTTTTCTTCTTTTTTCTAAAGCAGCTTTTTCTTTCTTCTCTTCTTCGGCTCTAGCCTTATCAGCTATCTGTGATCTCTTTTGTTGTTCACTTCTTTTTAGTGCTGTTATTTTAGACTCTGCTTCTGCTACGTTTAATTGTATAGATTCATTAATTTCATTCGCTTGACTTTCTAAATTTGCCAAGTCAATACCTTGCGCTTTCATCTGCGCCCTAAACGCTTCTTCCGTCAACCCTGAATACTTTAACCTTTCTTCCCACTTTTTACGCTGGAGGTCTACGTAACTGTTAAACTCGTCTAAGTAAGATTGTTGAATAGCTAGATTATCTTCCAAAACTTGTAGCCTTAAAGCATAGGAAGATTTACCCTCATTCTCTAAGATTCTTATTTTCTGGTTATTAACCTTTATCTCATCTTCCTTTGCTTTTCTAAACGCTTTAGCTTGCTCTGTATTGGCTTTTATTTGTTCGTTTATTCTATCTAAATTAGCCTTATGTTCTTTAGATCGTTGCTCGGCTAGTTGTTCTTCTGTAACTGCTTGTTCTTGAAGCGTACCCGTTAAGAATTGAATAAGCGTTATAAACGGTTTAACCGCACTCTCTAAGAAATCTAAAACAGATGCTTTAACAGAATCAAAGTTTTTAACTAATGCGACTATACCAGTAATTAACAAACCTACAGCAGTAACGATTAAACCTATAGGGTTAGCCTTTAGAACTACGTTAAATGCTTTTTGGGCAATAGTAGCCGCTTTCGTAGCAACTAACATAGCTTTCTCAACAACTAGCCTACCTTTATCTACTATAAAGTTTTTAGCTTTTATTATACCGCTTTCTTTATCTAAAGAGTTTAGTAACTTACGCGCAGATGCTACACCCTCAATAGCACCCTTAAACGCCATTGATACACCTAACGCTTTTTCTATGTTCGCGGCTATTTGTTCCAAAGTATCGGACTCTCCCCCAAGTAAAACGAAAGCGCTGGTAACATCACCAACCGCACCCGCTACACTTCCTAATTCAGAAGCTTGTTGCTCAACGTCTAAAGCCTCGTAACCTAGCTCCAAGTTCTTTAGTTCCTTGTTGTTCTTTATTAACTCCTTACGTAAATCCTCGTACTGCTGCGTACCTATTTCGGTTTTAGAAAGTTCTTCGTTTACGTCTTGGACTCTTTTCTCTAAGTCTGCTAAAGTCTTCGGCGCGTCTCCTGCGTCTAGGTTTAATTTAAATGCTACGTTTTCTGCCATTATAGGTAAGTGTTTTCAATTAATAAAAGTTCAAATTCAACCGCAATTGATGCCGTGCCGCCACTTGTGTAGTTTGCAAGAAATCCAATATCTGTATATTCTGAATATGATTCGTTCGCCTTATGTTCAAATTGATAAACACTTGACGCACCTGTATAAATGCTTGTAGCTTTCATAACTCCAGTATATGGAGATGATACATCGTTTGCATCTGACCTATTAAAAAAATAGAGGTTTGCAGATTTATTTCCATCAATAGAAAAAATTTGTGATAATATGAAAGCCGTGTAACCTGCTGGTACGGTGTATGCTCCAATTAACGATTCTCCTGCGCCAAAATTTGTTGCAACAGTTGGAATCGTCGCCCATGTTGATCCACCTCCTGCGCCTCTCAAAGTTAGTGTTCCTCTTTGGGATGCTTGCGCTTGATTTGCATATCTGCCCGATTCACTCACCGACATTCCGAAAACACGAATAAATTGATTGGATAGCGCAACGGCTGTTGTTCCGCTTAATGTGACTTCTTCTGTTTGTACATTCCAAGATGAATCCAAGCCTTGAATAGTTACTTTATGCGCCCCGTTTCCGCTTGGTTGATCTTGTAATTGATCGGATAAAATTTCAAGACTTGCCGCTGCTGTTGGTGTTTGATAGTTACCACCATTGCAAACAGGAGCAAGACTTGAACCAACTGCCGTATTTTTGCCGAATTGATGAACGATTGAATGACCAGGTACTTGTCCTTTTGAAACCTGAACTAGCCAATCTGTTGTACCGAAATAACTCATAATTAAATTATAATAAAATTAGAACCGTCGTATTGAACGGCTGCATTATCGTATATTGTTGCAATGTTTATAGAGGCTGCACCGTCAATAGTTCCTCCTGTAATTGAAATTATAAACTGATTAGTCGAAGCAACCTTTTTAAAGTTCCATACTTGCCCCTCGGTGTATACCTCGCCTACTAAATTAAAGGTCATTGTTATATCACCTCCAGAAGTATCCCCCATATAAGTAGCAACGTCACTGCTAACCGTTTGACTAGTCGTAACCGTTTCAACCGCTGTAGGTAAGCTTATTTGATTTGGGTTAACCTTTTGACCTCCGATATAAGTTACTCCCGATTCCGTTACCGTTACACCGTCAGTATTAATTAACACAACGTCTGCTAAACCTGCGGATATTACGTTATTGTTAGAGTCTATTAAAGTGGCTCCATCGACGCCCGAGTAAACTTGGTTACCATCCCCTTTAATGCTTACGTTAGTCGCTTTAATACTTACAAAGTTGTCCTCTCCCGTTACTTCATTAGTACGCGCGTTGTAGTTGTTGCCGTCTTGTTGTGGGCTTTGTGTAATTCCCTTCAATGGGCTAAACTCTTGTTGGTTAACTTCTCCTCCTGTTGTGCCGTCATCGGTTTGAGGCTCGAAAGGACTACCCCCACCATCGGCAGGAGTTAAAGTAGGTTTAAACGGGCTAACCTCTTTTAGCTTTAGGAATACACATTTAGTTAATTCATTCGATGTAGGGTTAAAACCTTGCACCTCTTGAAGTCTAAAATAAGCGTTATCAAAATAGTATAAGTTTCTAAAAGACCACGTTTTAAAATCTACCGCGTCCATGTTAACGAAAGCCTCAACTAACTTACTATCCTTGTCCGTTATCTCTCTAATGTACTTAGAATGATATTTATTGTATAGGTTATTGTCCGTTGGTATAATATCGTCGATAAAGTCGTAATAGTAAACCTCACGAACTAACCCAAAGTTAATGTCTAAAGTAGGGTTAAATGGATCGTCAAAATGTCCAGCGTATGGATATTGAGTTTGTGAGATAGGCGGGAATACCGCGCTTTGGTGTATCCAGTTTTCAAAGTTATCTTTTAACCCTCCGTAGTAAAGCGTGCGCCAATTAAACTTAGTACTAACTCTATTACCTAAATCGTCTACTTTTAAAATAGTTGATACGACTCTATTGTTTCCGTTCCCTTGATCCGCTAACGGTGTAGGGCTAGACGGCACTTCTGTTTTGCTTACCTTCTCGCTAAAATCGTTAGTGGTTAGTATTGAACGTTGTCCGTAAGTTGCTAACCAATCGCTTTTATATTTTTGGTTTAAATAGTCGTTATCATCTTTATGTTTATAAAGATATTCTTTCGCGTCTAAAGCCCCCACTGGGTTATAAACTATCCCCTTATCAATAGATACCTTCTCGCGTAAATCTATTACCTCGGTATTATAAAACGTGTCTCTAGGGGCGTATATTAAATGCTTTGGCTTGTCTGAGTCTATGTCTACAAATAGGTTGTACTCTTTGATATAGTTCATCAAAAAATCTAACTGCTTAACGCCTTCAGGGATCGCTCGCTCTATCTCGAAGAAACTCCCCTCTAACATATTAGTATTAGAAACCTTACCCGCTAAAGTACTTGGAGTAAGGCTAACCAAATTTAACGTAGCATTACCCCCAGAGAAAGTACCTCCTCCATCTCTAAAATAGTTAGGGAATTCGGTCTCGTAGTTAGCTGTGTATTCGATATAAACTTGGTCTCCCGTATTCATTTCTTTATTGATAATTGCTAACTGCACTCTATTCGGTGGGTTAACTTCTCTAGGAATATCAACAAGGAAAAGCTCTGTGAAGTAGTCAGGATTGCCAGCAGTAGGTAATACCGTAGAATTTCTGTTACCAACAGAAAAACCTTCGTGTTTAATCCTAAAGTTTATTTCCTCTATCGTTGTAGTAGTTGCCGTGCTTGCGTCATAGAATTTAATTCTAGCGATAAAGTCAACCTCCCCAAGGCTCTCCAAACTAGATATAGTATCGTTAGGTTTAAAATTTACAAATATGTCGAATATAGAAGTAATCGAATACCTACCTAAAGCGGGTGCTGTAAACTTTCCGTTAACGTTATTATAAACACCTCCAAGGTCTAACTCTTCAACCGTGAAGATAATTGTGTCAGGAGTACTAAAAGAACCTTTAGTTAAGTTGTT